ACTTCTACTGGTGATTTTGTTCTCATTAATACTGGTAATGTCGCAGATGAGGATAATGCAAAGCTTTATGTAAAAGGCGAAAGTGCTTTTACTTTTGTCACTGATTTGTCCGGCGCGGCTGGTATACAAGGTCCACAAGGTCCTCAAGGAGTGCAGGGCGTTCAAGGAGAACAAGGTATTCCGGGTGTAAAGGGTGACAAAGGTGATCCAGGCTCTGATGCGACTGTCACTACTGACAATATTACTTCTGCACTTGGTTATACTCCCGCAGATTCGACCAAAGTTTACACCAAAACCGAAGTTGATGGAATGATTGATGGTGTTTATGCTCAAGCCGTTCGCAATGCGACTTCCGTTGCTCAAGTCAATGGCCTGTTCCAAGAGTGGTGGAAGAAAAATTGGGTTGAAGGTACCTCCACCCGCACTCAAATGCTTGAGCGTTGGTTTGGAAATGTTCTTACCAGTAGCAAGGTTTATGGTACCAAGCTACCTTTGTTTGCTACTTCAAATAGTGCAAATGGCGAGTATATTGACGATTCTATTGGTATGACTTGTACTCCTTCGACTAACGCAGTTCTTGGTCAAGATGACTTCGCATTCAAGCCAGAGTTCTGGTGCATCGAAGCATCTGGTGAGCATAATTCTGACGGTTCAATTACTATCTATGCTGTTGAATTAATTGATGACATTGCTACCGTTCGTTCTGGCGAGCATTTGACTTGGGTTCTTCAAAAGAATACTTATTGGCATGAATATACCAGTGAAGGTTATCATTTCGTCGAACTCAAATCAACTCCTGATGAAACTTGGCATCGTTGGCCGCAAGGTACATCAAAAGATGGTACAGTTCATGAGTTTATTGCTAACCCGAAGTATTATGCCGGCATGAAAGATGGAACTATTACTGTTGGCACTAATCTTCCTGCAATTAATTTTACTTCTCATCAATCTGGCGTTGCCCTATGGCGCAAGCGTGGCAGTCAATATTCTGGCGCAAGTGGCAATCTTATCAAGTTCCTTGATATTATGATGAAGTTAAAGTATGCTAAGAAAGGTAACTCTGGGACTATTGAAGGTTGTTCAAACTATAACTGGCAATATACTACTCCTGTTGGCGAGACAAGCGTAGAACGTATTATTGTTACTACCGCTCAGGGTGCAAATATTAAAGTTGGCTCAACTGTTATTGTTGGTAAGAAAGGTGGCTCTACCGATCGTGGCGATAGCGCTATGAGAAGCCTTGTTTCAATGAAGAAAGTCAAAAGTTTGGAGCCAGTCACCATTGATGATACTTCTTATACAGCCGTTAATATTGATAATGGCGGAACAACTTTTGATACTGTTGCGAGTGAGACAATGATTTCTTCTATGCCTTATCACTCTGGATACAATGACAACGTATTGGGTTATGATGGCAGCGCAACTAATTACACCAATGGTTCTGAACCTGGTTTGCTCTAGAAGATTGAGTTCCAGAATGGTGCTTACCTGATTATTTCAGATGAATTGTGGCAATGGAGTAAAGATGATACAAACTATATGTTTGATTGTTATACTTGCCATGATCAGTCAAAAGTTACTACTAATGGAACAATTTCTTCTGACTATACAAAGCAAACTGATTTGACTTTGAAGTGGGCAGTTGAGGGTGCTAATACAAGTTGGCACTGGGAATATATTGAAGATACTGCAATCGCTAATGACCCAGCAGTTTGCTGGCCAGCTAAGGTATCCACAACAGCTGGTAGTGGAACTGGTTGTAAAGCTGGCTTCATCGTCCTTTTGGCGTCGTCTGGTGTGCGTGCTGGTTGGTGTTTCTGCGATTTGTCGAATGGCGGTGCTTGTGGTGTTTCAGCTCGTAGCTCGAACAATTCTCCTTCGGGTTCTTACTGGGCCGGGGCGCTCGGCGGTCCAGGTCTTGCGGGGTGAATCGAAGCCTAGGAGCACGAAGTGCGGATAGGCAAGAGAGGGGACGCAAGTCCCCGTTATAATGGAAACGACCCATCTGTGCGATATGCCCGACTGTTGACCCGATCTCAATTGAGTGCAATGATAGCATGATTTAATTGAACCATTAACTTTCAAGTCTTGTTTCATACGAAACCGAGATAGATTCAATGACTTTACCGCCATTCAAGAATCTATATAACCTAGAATAAAATTCCAAGGATACGATTCAAAGTTTAGGGAAGGATTTCTCTACTACAAAATCCTCCATTCAGTTCTTTCGGCGCTTATCGAAAGTAGGGACGTATTCCGTTGGCAGATTTGGCTTCAACGTCAATTTGGCGTCGTCTGGTGTGCGTGCTGGTTGGTGTTTCTACAATTTGTAGAATGGCGGTAATTGTGGTGTTTCAGCTCGTAACTCGAACAATTCTCCTTCGAATTCTAACTGGAACGGGGCGCTCGGCGGTCCTAGCCGGTCTTGCTTGCGGAGCAGTTTTACAACAATAATGCGGATTACGTTCCTAGACTTATTTAGTTGAAATTGCTCCTGCGTAGTCAAGACCGGCTTATTTTTTTATTCAGAAAAGAATAAGCTTAACCGCGTCTAGTAGCTTCGGCGAAAGTCGCACGGGGAGACCGGTCAAAGGACTAATAAGGAGGGCTACTTATAAAGACTTTTTGTAAGCCCGCAAATACTAATATATGCGATCCAGAGTTTATTTACTGGGCGGTTTATGACTGTGTTAAGCATAAACTTTATCGCAACGATTTTCTTGATTTATTATGCACTCAAACAGGTATATCTCGCCGCGTAGTGATAAAGGAGCGTTCACAATTAAATGAATCAACTCCTATGATTGACGGCGCAATCAAGAAATTATCTGAAAAATGCGCTCAAATGATTGCTGATAACAAACTTAAATTTAGAGAACTTCGTCAATTCAATCGAGTTGATGGTATTTCTGGAAAGAAAAGAGATATTTGTCAAGAATCTCCTCTCCAGCAAGTATTTGAATACATCGCGGTTTACGCACTTCAACCACTTTTTGATGCTAAAATTTTATATTGCCAATTTGGCAGTATCCCAGGTAAGGGACAAGTCAAGGGCGCGCAAAGAATTTCATATATTCTCAATAGTCCAAAGTTCAAAGACAAACGAGTGGACTGTATTAAATGTGACGTCCGCAAGGCTTATCCATCAACAAAAGTAAGCACTATTCATAATCTTATCGCTAAATATTGCGGCAAGAATAAACAGTTAATTGGTTTAGTTGATGCTATTATGGCAAACTATCCTAATCACCATTTAATTATTGGTGGCTACTTTTCCACTTGGGCATTTAATTTAGTAATGAGTGAAGTTTTGCGTGAGTTTAATAAACTTTATAAAGAGCGCCGCGGACAGCGAATTAAACTGGTCGAAAAAATTGTTTGCTATGCAGATGATTTTCTCTTGTTTGGATATAAGTCCAATTTAGAGCGTGCGATTAAAACAGTTGCTAAACGCATTAAAGCACAATTTGGTTTAGAAATCAAAAATGTTTGGTCAGTAATTCAATTTCCATCTAAAGAGGTCGAAAATTATCCTCGCTATAAAGATACTTTTATTGATATGATGGGTTTCAGAATTTATCGCCATTACCGTGGCATTCGCAAGAAAATTTTTCGCAGGGCACGTAGGCAATTTATCCGCGCAAATCAACTCTCTTATGTACCTGTTTGGAGGGCGCGAAAAGTTGCAGCATATAATAGTTGGCTTACATATTCTAAAAGTCGTGGAGTAATCCTTAATTATCATATAAATACCCTAATGAATCGTTCGAAGCAATCCATATCTAATCATTCTAGGGAGGAATTGACAAGTTATGAAAGAGACTTATTGCTCTATCCCGAAAGCTGTTTTGACTTTCCCCGTTGGCGAAAAAACCGACGTTATTTTGAGGAAAAATATCGAAAAAGTCACCAAACAGGGTAATTCGGAAGAAGAAACCTATGATGCTTACGAGTGCGACGAAGTTCAATTCCGTTATGATGGCGCGCTGACAGTAGAAGAAGTTGAAAATGATTTCGACTCTTGGTGGAATTATCCAGCCAAGGCTTCTATGACTCTTGACGAGCGTGTCTCAGCACTTGAAAATTCAAAAGCAGATAAATCAGATGTAGAACAAATTTACGATGCTATTGCTGCAGCCTATCAAGAAGGAGTGCAATCAGTATGACAAGTAAAGATTTTATTTTGAATACTTTCCGCGCGAAAGGCAAAGCAGATGCTCAAGCACTTCAAAAACAAGCAAAAAATTTAACTGGTACTGAAATTATTGCCAATGAAGGATGTATTCCCGAATGGGAACCTAATAAGGATTATTCTTCTTGGTTAGTTGGCGCGCCAGTTAAGTATGATGGACAAGTATGGATTCTATTGGTTCCTCATGCTACTTCAGCAATTTCACCAAAAGAAGACCGTGAAAATTGGTCATTGTGCCATACAACAGATGCCTTCGCTGCAAAGAAATGGGTAGCTCCTGTTGGCAGCTATGGACACTATATGAAAGATGAAGTTTACGTTGATGATAATGGCTTCATCTGGAAATGCTTACAAGATGACACAATTCTTTCTGCGGCCGACTATGCTGATGCTTGGATTGAAGTTTAACATATATTGGGTTGGAAGAAATTCCAGCCCATTTTTTGTATTGACTCCTGCACAAAGATATGATATAATATTTATAGAAAATCAAGGAGAATGATTATGACAAAGTTTAAAATTTATGCTGGTTTGAAGCGCCCTTATGCGCCATTACATTTAATTGATGAAAAGGAATTTTTGACGAACCGAGAAGCAAAATGGTACGCTCGTGAGTGCGCGAGAAAAATTTATCGTGACCATGAGCCTTATGATTCTGCTCTTGTGACTAAAGAAGAAATTCGTGAGCATCCAACTGATTTTGGCATTTATCCTTTGAAAGAGGAAGATTTCTTTGAGTCCGATGTTGAGCTTGAGTATCTTCATGCGATGGATAATTGGCTGCTTTTCGATGTTAAATTTTGATTATTTCTATTGACTTTTTAAGATATATATGATATAATATTTATAGAAAATGAGAAAGGAAATGAGATTATGGGCTTTGAATTTACTATTTATGATTATAGCAATCGAGAGACCGTTTGTCATGTCAAAGAGCATAACTTGTCCGACGTTAAAGAAATTTTTATTTGTGTCGTTTCTGGTGATGAAACTGGCGATTTGTTGATGTCGGATGGTACTGTTTATTCTTTTGATGCTTCTGATAATCGTATAATGTCTTTTGATGATGGTTGTTATACCATTAATGAAAAGGAAGATATTGAGAAATGGTTTAATTTTAAGCCGACTGAGAAAGAACTTCATGACACTTTGTCTTATGTTCGCCAGTCTAAATGGGGTTAATATTTAATGTGGCTTGTACGATATAAAGCAAAAGCAGATACTAGCTGGGCGACTTTCATTTCCAATGCCGCTTTGATGAATTTCGCGGCGCAGGATTTTATTGATTACTGGTTCAAGCAGCATGATAAGACTCCGCCGCAGATTAAAGATTTTCATGAAGCCCGCAAAGTTATGTGGAATGAGGGCATAGATTTTTATATTACCTTGTAAGAAAGGAAGATTATTTTGATTGTTTCTGAAATTGAAATGAATATGAAAGCCGCGCTGAAGCAGGACAGAATGGAAGATAAGAACGATTATTCTTATCTTTTGTCTCGTTTTCGTGCGAAGGAAGTTGAACTTCGCCGTGAACTAACCAATGACGAAGCCATTGACGTAATACGTAAAGAAGTCAAGCAGATGCAGAAGGATTATGATGCAATGTCTGGTGACTTGCTCAACACCCACTACGCCAAGGGCTTGAAGCGTCAGATTGACCTTTATTCCATTTACTTGCCTAAAATGATGTCTTATGATGAGGTTTTGGATTATCTGCGTGGAATGGATGCTGAGTGTATGCTCCCAACTGCTTTTGGCGCAGCGATGAAAGCTGTTCGCGCGGAGATTGGCGCAAAAGCAGATGGTAAGACCATCTCTCAGGCGCTGAAAAATTACATGGCTCAGGAGAAGAACTAAATGAAGATTTTTAGAATGAAACGTGGAGAAGGTAAAACCTCTCGCCTGATTGAGGAAAGCGCAAATTCTGGTGTGCCTATTTTTGCTATTGATGACCATCGGCGGCACATTTTAATGGAAAAGGCAAATGTGATGGGTTACAAGATTCCTTCGCCTGTTACTTTTGATGACCTTGCTGCGGATAAGACAATTGAAAAAATCATTGTAGACGATGCAGAATATACTTTGCCTGCTATCATTGAGTATTTCCTTGGTATCCACATTACAGCCGAAGCTTTTTCTACTAACACTCTTGAAGATTAATTGACTTTAGAACGATTTTATGCTATAATATTTATAGAAAGTTAAGAAAGGATATTTAAATTATGACTAAGTTTATTCCTGCTGTTCCTCGTTTGACCGCTAAGCGTGACGGCGACATCGCTTATCACAAGCCGAGTTTTTCGTATTACATTGACCGAGATAAAACTGGATGTATCAATGGTCAGCTGTATCATGGCGTCGTAGTCGCTAAGCTGAGTGGCGGTGTTCGCGATCTGGCAAATATTTGGGCTAAGCGTGACGCTTTTAGGATTTGTGAGCTAGGGGAGATTGCCTCTCTACTCCATGTTAATTCCGACCTTGGTCCTGCTTATTGCGTGTTTGAGGGCAAGGCTTACTGTTCGGTTGATGATAAGTGGGACGAGAACGAGGGTATGAAGATTGCTCGTCGCAAGGCTTGGACTCAGTATTACCATGCTCTGGCAAATTATACCTATGATTATCAGAAGCGTGTCGCTGCGCTGTATGAGCAGATTACCAAGTATGCTGATTTTGCGGTAAAGCGCAGTTGCGAGCTAGATATGGAGAATACTGAAGTCCAGAAGATGCTTGAGGGAATGTCGGAAACTGTTTAATTGACTTTTTCTAAAAATTGTGATATAATATTTATAGAGTTTGGGAATTGATTCCTACTCTTTTTATACATACCTCTTTCTTTTAGGGAGAAGCAATTCTCCCTTTATATGCGACTGTGGCCCAGTGGACAAAGGCGGGTGCCTGCAAAGCACTTAATTTTTTATCGTTGGTTCAAATCCAACCAGTCGCTCCATGCGCGAGTAGTCGAACGGCATAGACACTACGCTAAGGACGTAGGATTTGTGGGTTCAAATCCCACCTCGCGCACCAATAGAAAGGAAAATTGTGATGAAGATTTTGACTGCGCCAGTTGTTAGTTATGAAGTTCTTCAAGATGATTTGATTCATGCCAACATTATTAAGAGAGAAGATGTTGATAATGATTATTCATACGTCCTTGGTTTGCTTTTTGCTGATAATTGGAGTTACGATTGCTATTTGAAACTTTATCTCAATGGCAAACCCATTCCAGAGAATCTTGATATGAGCGCAACTGCTTATCTGAAGAAGTGCAATGAGATTTATACTTATTTACGCGAGAAGGCTCCGGGTTATGATTTTATTTTGATTGAGACTTAAATCTATAAAAAAGTGGGATGAAGTAATGGAACAGACTATATTCTATGAGACAGGTTGGTATGAACCTGAGATTTTGGGGTCTGGCGGTTCCTATGCCGGAGTTACAAAAACGACTTCTGAGGAGGAAGCGTTACAACGGTTGTTGAAATATTCTGCCAATTATGCATATCGTATTACTGTATATAAAAAAGACGGCAAAATCATAAAGCGGGAAATTGCTGAGTATGATCAATGGGAAAAGAGATGGAGAGCAACCTGATGAAGTAGAAATTTATACTGAGTAACGGAGCAATCCATAGAAATTAAAAGTCTTGAAATTTATAATCACTTGTGCGAGAAGGCTTAAAGAAAGGATTAAAATGAGTAAGAG